GCCCCATTCTGTATAATATAGCAATATTATTGAATTTGGACATTTAGGACAAATGGTACAAAACGGACATTACAATTCTAAAGTAGAACGGAAAAATAAAAAATGGCACAGCCAACAGCAGGAAGGCCACCCAAGCCTAATGAATTAAAGAGACTTATGGGAAATCCAGGCGGAAGGCCTTTGCCTGATTTAAATGTTATTACAAATTTACCCATGGCAATAGAAATACCAACTCCACCAGAAAATCTTGGAGAGTCTGGATTAGATTTATGGAATCGTTGTTGGGGTGTAGCCATAACTTGGCTTAGTCCTGTTAGTGATATTGAGGCTATTAAAAATGCATCCTATCTGGCTGATGCTAATGAAGCAGCAAGAGCAAGGTATATGATTTCTACAGAACCTGCTGATGCAAAAGCCTATGTCGCAATTAACAAAGCGTTTACAGATTCTCTGACCTCACTGGCATTTGACCCAGTTTCCAGATCTCGTTTAGGAGTAGCAGAAGTAAGAGCAGCAACCTCAATTGATAAGTTATTGGAAAAAAGACAAAATCGTGCTAAAATGGTTTTTGAGGAAGACACAGAAAACAAGGGGCAATAAATGAAGCAGATAGCAATTAACGACATAGGAACAGCAGAAGACTTCCTAAAGGCAATAGACGAATCAATGAAAGATTATTCTATTGGAGATGCTGTCATAGGCGTAGTAGTCCAAATTGATCGTGATGGAGTACTTGTTGATATTGGCTCTAAGACAGAAGCCTTTATCTCTAAAAAAGAGATATCAGCAAAAAGGGTTTTTGAGATTACAGATATCCTCTCAATTGGACAGGCAGTACAAGCCACAGTTAAACACATAGATCAAGAAGGACAATACACCCTATCTATGAAAGAAGCAGAAGTAAAGATGTTGTGGGATAGCATAGAGTCTATATTTAATTCCGAAGACAAGATCGTCTCTGGTGAAATTGTTAAGATTATCAAAGGTGGCATGATTGTTGATATTGGAGTAAGGGCATTTTTACCTTTATCTCAATCTAACATTAATAGGACAGAAGATCCCCATACATATATTGGTCAAACCATAGAAGCCAAAATTATTCAATTTGAAAGAGAAAAGAATAATGTTGTTATTTCTCGCAAGGCGCTAGTTGAAAATGAACTAAAGCAAAATAAAGCGATCCACTTTAGTAGATTAGAAGTAGGCCAGGTACATAGAGGAAAAGTTACGGGTATTGCTGAATTTGGAGTATTTGTTGTTATTGGCTTAGCCTCTGGACTTATCCATAAATCTAAGATGCCCACACACACTCCTGAACAGTTTGCTGTTGGCGATAGTATAGATGTAAAAATATTAGAAATTGATTTTGACAAGGATAGGCTCTCGTTAGCACTTAAGGGATGAGCGTGGAGACTAAAGTACAAAATTGGCCTCCAGCCTACTTATCTCCTGTTTCAAAAACGGAACTAGCAAATAGTCGTGGCTATGACATTATTGATTTTGCTGAAACATTATGCCGTGTTACAGAAGATTCTATCGCTGGAAATGTTGGAGACAAGTTACTCCTACGCCCCTGGCAAAAAGAACTTTTACTACATTTATATGCAGAAGATGACAACGGTCTTCTAAAACATCGTCGTGCTTTAATTGGCATACCCCGCAAGGCTGGTAAGTCAGCACTTTTATCTACCCTCGTATTAGAACAACTTCTTCTGGGTGTTAATGGTGGTCAGATTTATTCTTGTGCGGCAGACAAAGAACAAGCAAAGATTATTTTTAAAACGGTAAAGAGAATGGTAGAACTAGAACCAGAGTTATCTTCCGTATTACAAACCTACAGAGATGTTATTTATAATCCAGGTACAGGAACAGTATATAGAGCCTTGTCTTCAGAAGCGTTCACTAAAGAAGGTTTAAACTCTACATTTGTGGCATTTGACGAATTGCATAGTCAGCCTAATAGAGAACTATATGACACTATGTCATTATCTATGGGTGCTCGTCTAGAGCCAATGCTTGTAGCAATTACCACTGCTGGAACGAAGTATGACTCATCAGGCAAAGAATCTCTATGTTACCAAATGTATCAAAGAGGAGTTCAAATAGCAAAAGGTGAAGTAGAAGATCCTTCATTCTTTTTTGCCTGGTATCAAGGAAATGAAAAACTTAATTACAAAGACGAAGATAACTGGAAGATAGCCAATCCATCCTATGATGACATATTATCTGCGGAAGACATGAAGTCTGCCTCACTCTTAACCCCAGAGGCTGAATTTAAAACCAAGAGACTTAATCTTTGGACAGATACAGGACAGACATGGATACCAAGCGATGTTTGGGATTCACTAACCCTAAAAGATAGAGAACAGATTCCTGGTGAAGATGTAATTATTGGCTTTGATGGATCATTTAACGGTGATGCAACTGCTATAGTTGCTTGGTTCCTTGGTTCTGAAAAACCTCACTTAGACATTTTAGGTATTTGGGAAAGACCTATAAGTGCTGACCAAAACTGGTTTATTCCAGTTGCCGAAGTTGAATCGTGTATAATAGATGCATATAGAAATCCAAACTACAGTGTCAGAGAAATTGTCTTTGATCCCGCTAGATATTCTAGAACTTTTATGCTTTTTGATGAGGAAGGGATGCCAGTAGTGTCTTATCCTAACACAGCAGAGAGAATGGTTCCTTCTACCGCTAAATTTTATGAGGCAGTTATGAACAAATCATTCACACACTCAGGACACGAAGCACTAAATAGACACATGGCAAACACTATGACAAAGACTTCTTCACGAGGACTTATGGTTCAAAAAGCAAATAGCAAAAAGAAAATTGACGCAGCCGTTGCTGCGATATTTAGTTATGATCGTGCTACGGTTCCAGTACCAGTGAAACCAGTTGCTCGTTTTTATTCAATATAAAACAATAAGGAGAAACATGAAACTAAAAAAACCAATTATAGATTGGTCGCTCACAACAGAGATTGTTGGCGTATCCCTTGCCACATATGGCTTATTTTTAATTTTCCCTCCTATTAGTTTTATTGCACTTGGTGCATTTTTAGTTTATATAAGCGAAAAGGAATAACATGGCAATTGCAGGTATTTATAACTTTATCATTGACAAAGGCTCTACATGGACATTGCAGATAGTCTACAAGGATTCAAATGGCAATCCAGTTAACCTGACTGGCTACACAGCAGAAATGCAAGTTCGTCGTAAGTTTGATTCTGAGAATTCAGTTTTGACTCTATCAACTTCAAACGGTGGTATTACAATTGTTGGCGCTACTGGAACATTAAATTTATTAGCAACAGATGAGCAAGCAAACATTGATGCAGGTCTTTATGTTTATGACTTAGAACTAAGCATTGGTGGAGCAAGAAGTCGTTTAATTCAAGGAACAGTCACAGTTAGTGGAGAGGTTACAAGATAATGTCATCAATATCAAATCAAGTAGTTGTTAACGAAACAAACAACATTGTAACCGTTTCTGCACCTGGTCCTGCTGGTGCCCCTGGCGTTACAGGAGCAACTGGACCTACAGGTGCCACAGGCCCTGCTGGTGGTCCAACAGGAGCAACGGGTGCAACTGGTGCCACAGGCCCAACAGGTATTGGAACAACAGGCGCTACAGGCGCTACAGGAGACACAGGTCCAACTGGCCCAGCAGGCGCTACAGGTCCAACTGGTGTTACTGGTGCAGCCTCTACAGTTCCTGGCCCTACAGGTTCTACTGGCGCAACAGGTCCAGCAGGATCAACTGGCCCAACAGGAGATACAGGTTCAACAGGATCTACTGGTGCCACAGGAGTTACAGGACCTGAAGGCTCAACAGGACCAACAGGACCTACAGGAGTAGGTACAACTGGTGCTACAGGTCCAACAGGAGCCACAGGCTCAACAGGACCAATAGGAGTTACTGGAGATACAGGTCCCACAGGAAGCACAGGCCCAGTTGGAGCGACAGGCTCTACAGGTCCAATAGGATTAACAGGAGATACAGGACCAACAGGACCCACAGGCGCAACAGGAGCAGTTGGCGCAACAGGAAGTACTGGCCCTACTGGTGCCACAGGTGCGACGGGACCAACAGGTGCTGACGGTGGATCTGCTAACTTCTATGACTATAAAGCAAAAACAACTATTACTACAGGAGATCCTGGTAATACACATCTTATTTGGAACAATGCTACACAAACCTCTGCAACACAAATTAATGTAAGTCATATTGATAAAGATGGGTTTGATATTGATATCTTCTTGGCTTTGATCAAGGACAACGATACTTTAATTATTCAAGACGCTTCAGATTCTAACAATTTTCAAAAATGGGAAGTAAATGGAACACCAACATTACAAGTAGGCTATGTTGAAATTCCAGTAACACTTTTAACATCAGGTGGAACAGGAACAACTAATTTTGGTAACAACTTAGACGTTCTTTTTGTAATATTTAGTGCAGGTATTGTAGGACCTACAGGACCGTCTGGCGCAACTGGCGCAACTGGTCCACAAGGAGTAACTGGCGATACTGGACCTACAGGAGCCACAGGCTCAACTGGTCCTATAGGTGCAACTGGTGCTACTGGACCTCAAGGAGTAACTGGAGACATTGGTGTTTCTGGTGCAACTGGTCCTATTGGAGCAACAGGAGTAACTGGTGTAACTGGAGACACTGGACCAACAGGTCCAATTGGTGTAACTGGTGACACTGGGGCAACTGGATCTACAGGAGATACTGGTCCTACTGGTCCTACTGGTGTAACGGGAGCCACAGGTCCAACAGGACCTACTGGTGTAACAGGAGATACAGGTCCAACAGGAGACACAGGAGTAACTGGTGATACTGGTCCAACAGGACCTACAGGTGCAACTGGAGTTGGCACCACAGGTGCTACAGGAGCCACTGGTCCAGCAGGACCTACTGGAGTTACAGGAGCCACAGGAGTCACTGGAGATACAGGACCTACAGGTCCAACAGGAGTTACTGGAGATACAGGCCCTACAGGGCCAATAGGAGTTACTGGACCTACTGGAGTTACAGGTGTTACAGGACCTACTGGAGTAGGAACAACTGGTGCTACTGGTGTTACAGGTGCAACTGGTGTTACTGGTGCTACAGGACCTACAGGTGTTGGAGTTACAGGGGCAACAGGTCCAACAGGTGCAACAGGACCTTCTGGTGGCCCAACAGGTGCTACTGGTCCTACAGGACCAACTGGACCAAGTGGGGCAGGGGCAGATTTAACAGTAGGACCTATTCGTTCAAGTGGTAATACATCAAGTATTAATTCACAAACAGGTACTGGCGATACATTTGTAATGAGCGACGGTAGCCCATCAATTCAATCAAAATTAACAATAGAAGCAGGAGCAAATAGCCCAGTTATAATTAGTGTTGGTAACACTAGAACACTATTTGGAAACCTTG